TTGTAATAATAATCATAATCATAACAATCATAATCATAATTATATCATCAATCATTACTATAATTAATAATCATAACATTATTAGTATAACTCTTAACCAGAATGAAGACTATTTTGAACAAAATCAATAGTCAAGTACTGGCTAAATACAAATTGGACAATAACCTTTGGCCTGAAGAAGCTTTGCGAAAAGCTTTTTCATGGTCAAAGCAACAAAACGAAGGGTTAAAAACCCTAACAAATCACACCAAAGTACCTCTAAATAAGCACTACGATGTGTACTTTAGAGCTACGCTTATTGGCACAACTACTAAAGAATTCCAAAACTCAATTCGGCGGAACATTGGCAAAACGAAAATTCACAAGAAAATTCACCAAACTCAACCGGACTGGACCGTATTAGACGACTTGACTTTTATGCGACTACCAGAACATTACTCACACACTTCTAAGTCTTGTATGATGATTGACCACCCGGTGCCTATATGGCAGCCAGGAGGTTATGCACTACAAGATCGAGAGTTAACACGACCACAAGAATATGACCGCTACGTAACATCTAACATGATGGCTAATGACGTCGAACCGGTGGAAGAAGAAGATCCAAGACCACGGTACACACCAGCAATAAGAAGTATCTATGACATAGCTCCAGCCATAAACTGGGCTACGGAAAGACCTATACTGCATAAAGAAAAGACCGCAATAGATAAACCATTAGAATCAGCTATACCAACACTGGTAGCTGAAGCTATTGGAAATATGGACTTTTTCAAAACACTAAAATGCGACACAACCTTATTGGCAAGCGCAATAGCATCATCAATCATATCAATAGGTACATCTGTCTACGCCTTGTGCTCCACTGAACCAACGACGACCGCTAAGGTTTTAAACTCAGTAGCGATAGTTTCCTCACTGACGACATTTGCTTTGGCTTTAACAAAAATTTTTAATCAGTTCAGCATTAAGCATCACATAGATAAAGTCTTTAAACATCTACCGGAATTGGCCACCAATATACTAAGTAAGCAATTTTTTTCTAATTCATGGATGTGGGTTTACCCAGCTATAACGACTTTAATCTCTATCATCTTGGCTGGTCTAACCACATTTAATATATGCGACATCAAGACCGTCATAGACAAAAGCAGACTTATAACAGCAACGAAGACTCTAACTAGTACATCTAATGACATAGCTAAATTTATAATGGAAGACCTAGCTGGACTTGATGTTACCGGAGACCAGAAGGCTTTCGAAGAATTGCACATTTGGGCTAAAAGAACATCAGAGCTAGCAGTTAAATCCGTTGTTCAATTCATACAAGACCCTGAACTAAATTTTGAGCTGCATAACGCGGTTAACTGCACCCTTCCCATCATAACAAAGAAATATGTATCTAAAGATATTAGTCACGCCTCTAGATCAGCTTACCAATTGATATTGACCAACATATCTAAATTGCAAGAGAAAATTGAAGGTGTCAAAATTATAAACGATGCTTGTAAAAGAATAGAAACAGTAGGGATACTATTTGCCGGTAAGAAAGGAATTGGTAAATCTAGACTATGTACATATGTGGCAGAATTCATAGCGTCTATAATGGGATTGCCTAAAACAATTTACAATCTCAATAAATCTAAGGACACAGGATTCTATGGACCATACGGCGGTGCAGCTTTCGCAGAAATACAAGAGTGGATGGCACTGCGAGAAAACGATCCTAATCTGCCTCACCTAAACCAAATCATATCTGGAGATCATTTCAATCTTGAGTCAGCTCATCTAGCAGGCAAAGTACAACCTTTCCAAGGTAGGGTTGTGTTCCTCACTGCCAACAAGAAATGCCCTGATCTGCTACGAGTCCTCGACATAGAAGCAGCGAAAGCCACTTGGGACCGTATACTTAGATTTGAGTGCATCGATGAGATGGTTGAAGGTAGATCTGGTATCAACGCACATAGGAAACCTAATTTCACGCATATGAGCTTTAAATTTGTCACTTCATCTGACGAAACCAACGAAGCCAACCTAGTAACAAGAGACGTCACTATACATGAAGTGCTAGGTATAATTCTATTCCAGGTAGCAAGTAGGGAGTTACAGTTTCTACAATCAGGCTTAGCAACTAAAGTTATAAAACACGAAGACGTTAAGGAAAGAATGTCCTTCCTACAAGGTATAGTTTTTAGGAATGGACAGCAGACCGAAGAAGCAACAGCCAACTCAGGACAAGACTTTAATATCTTACGGATAGACGGACCACAGTACACGGGAAAGACAAGACTAGCCAATCAAATAGCTAACTACGTACACGGATTACTGCCAGACTGGCCTATTATACACACCCAGGGATTAGAAGATGCAGTAATGAGTCCTAAGGATCCATCTAAAAAAGGTATATATGTCATCGACGACATCATCGAATGCTCGAAAAGCTCATACCGGATGTTCCTACGGTGGATTAATCAAGGTCACCCAGATAATCTATACATCATAAGTTCAAATCACACTTATAAGACGAAGACCCGATACAACTTATTCCATCTATCAACTACCAAATACTGGGACCTCAACACTTTTGGAGTGTCGAGTGGTATAGCTAGGAGACTAGGCCTTGAAGGAGAAGTTCGCTGTTCAGATGGTTCAGTACTAACTATGAATCCTAGAGCAACCCATGTGCATGTTAGTAAACCAGGGAACATCCAGCACGGTGAAGAACAGCTAACTCTTACTCAATTAAAGGAGCTGGTCATTTCAAAGTTCCAGGCATACCTTAAAAGCAAAGAGGTCATTAGTGTAAGATTTGAAACATACACAAAGGACACCACTGACTTTGACGTGATAGTTAAGGTACCCACGTATAGCGCAGTTAAAGAAGTTTTCAAAAATTTTTCATCCATGACAAAAGCTAGATTAGGACTAACACCCGGCGTAACAGTATTCTTCAAGCCTCACTTAATACCGGAAATCGCTAGACACTTCAGGAGTGAAAAAGAGCTACTCCCAGGACACGTACTTGACGCACAAAGTTTAATCGAACAAGCTGAAGCATTTTGCGTTATCATGAACAGAATAGTCCCTGGGTTATCAGCTAGGTTCACAGTAGAGGACACGCGCGACAATCTCATCCTGCAAGACCGAGTTCTATACGTAAATATACCTTTCGGTAAGGAAGCCTTAGAAGTTAAGCACTGTGCGATGAAAGAGGAGATCAATATTAGACACGGACAAGACACATATATTGTTACTTACGAAGATTACGCCAGATTTATAAAATCAGGTGTAACACCCGCTTCTTTAGACGAACTACCACTAGAAGTTATATCCCAAGTTAACTTATATGTGATCGATAATATTAAAGACTCCATTTTCAAGTACCAAACGCTTATGGCTTCAATAGAAATGGCTAAGGAGAAGTATGTAGCCGATAATCTAGTGAATTTCGTAAAGAATAAACCCGTCATATCCATTATTATAGGCCTTGTCTCATTAACAACAGCTGGTTCCATAGCAGCATTAATCGCTAAACTTTTCTCTAAAGAAAATGTCACATCTAACAGCGCAGACGACGAAAACGACTACGACCCTAAAATATCCATATTTGCGCGCAGGTACAAATCAGCCCTATTGGAAGACGCCCAGGAAGCTAAAAATATAAGAGAAGAAGTAGCTCAAGCAGGATTATCACGGCAATTCAATCAATGGGAGTATGAGTGGCGATCAGGGAATGAACCAAGCATATCTAACGCTCTACCACTAGCGATGGAACGAGGAGACGTGGCTGAAGTAATAAGATTATCGAAGAAATGTCCTCCAGTAGCGTCCGACATCTTCTCTGGCAACGTTTCCAATATGCTAAGTAGGAAAGACGAATACCACCAGCCTCCCAGCCCTCTAGAACAGCTAGCCGAAAAATTAAGGAAAAATTATGTTCAGGTTCATTCTAATATGGGTAACTTGTATGGTCTCATGGTGAAAGGTAACTTAGGAATAACACTGGCTCACTGTATGACCGACGACAATAAGGAAATTCTCATATCATCTAATGGCATCCAATACATAGCTCACGTAGAAAGAATTACACGCGAAAGAGATCTGTGCACATTCAGGGTGAAGGACAAAACATGGCCAGCTGCTAGCGATATAACATCTCTATTTCCATCAGCTGGTAATATGCTCGATCTAACATCTGGTTGGTACGTAAGACCTACTGAAAGACCTTTGTTCGTTAATGCCCCTATAGAATACATAGACAGACACTGTGGCGCTATCGTAGACCCAAACAATCCCCTATTCAGAGTAGAAGGTAAGAGCTGGAAATACAGGCTCACAGGAATAGCAACAACTGCCCAAACTTTTAAGGTTGGAGACTGTGGGTTTCCCTTAATTGGCTTTGCAAATAATAACTATTACATAATCGGTATACATAATGCTTTCCACACAGCAGGCTTTGGATGGTTCGCTAGCATTACAAGACAGGACATTAGCGAGATTACATCCAACTCAAGTCCTACTAGAGTGGCTAAGTCAATATTACACCCAAAACTAAACGCGCCTATGATCATGGACGACAAAATGCACGAATTAGCTACAGCCCCGTACCAAAGAAGTATTTATGAAGGAGTTTCACCATTGGCAATGTGGGGTTATAATGAACAGCTTAGATTCGCTAGTCACCCAAAACACAAGAAAACCTTCTGTGACGTGGCCGGGAAATTTTTGCAATGCGAAACCATAGGGTCGGCACTGACTGACAAGAACGTTACAGACTTCTCTAAATTATATCCAGACACAAGAGGTAGTTATTATCCTTTGTTTTCACAAGCTGTCAAATACGCATTGTCCCAGCAAAGGGAAGAAAGTTATGATCACGTAATCGACGAACATGTTACAGCGTTTTTGAAGAGTTATATACTTAAAGAATATCACTCGGACAAAATCCTGAAACCTCACGAGATCATCAACGGTTTGAAGAATTTGAAACCACTGGACATGTCTACATCAGCAGGACCTAAACTCAAAAAATTTTTCAATATCCATACAAAAAGACCAGTAGGAAACGAAGACGTTCTTTTCATCAATACGTCTAAAAACGCAGAAAAACCTTGGTATGTCATCAACAAGGAAACAGCAGCTGGAGGGATGTTGATTAGCGACTTCAGTTACTACATGTCAGTTATAAAACAAGGCCAACCTATATGCGTAGTGGTGAAAGATAACGCTAAAGTAGAACTACTACCTAAAGAAAAGGTTGCGCAAGGTAAAGTAAGGCTGTTCAACGAAATGGACCTAAGTATAAATATGGTTCTGAAAGCTTATTTTGGCGCGGCTCTAGACAACGTTATGGCGAAGCACGCTACAACATTCTTTTGTATAGGAATGAATCCTTACAAAGATGCGACAGCTCATATGTTATATTTCAATAACATGGATGGCGACTTCGTCAATGCCGACTTCTCAGCTCTAGACAAAACTATAACAGCCAAACTCATCGAAGATTTCGTTGAAGCCTTTTTACCACATGTAGAACCAGAAAGTAGGGACGCACTGTATAAGACACTGACTTATAGGCTTCATAGTATGGGTGGTAATGTTTACTTCTCAGACAGTGGCAATGCCTCAGGTAGCTTCGTAACAACATTGCTTAATTGTTATGTTGTTGCTAAAATGTCTGTGTACTCATTTACGAGGAAATACTATGAGGAATTTAAGACATTACCCTCTTACGCGGACATTACTGACAATCTAATACTGAGAATTCTTGGAGACGACGCAATCAGGAAAGTTAACAATACCATATTCACTAGCCCATTAACACAAGAAGACTTCATTAAGGACGCGCTAAAATACAGACTACAACAAACTCCCCCAAAAACAACCGGAGACATTAGCTTCTGTTCCAGAGAATACGTGAAGTATAAGGACGTTTACTTCCCCCGCTTGAAACAGAGCTCAATAACATCATGCCTGTTTTGGTTCAAAAACCAAGACCCCGAGCAGATCTACCAGCACTGTTTTACAGCTATTATGGAAGCAGGACTGTGGGACAAAGAGTTCTTCGACAGAGTCGTATCCGCCACAATAGAACTAGCCAAAGTGTACAAATTCAAAGTGGACCTAGCTAGCCATAACGCCGTTCAAGAATGTTGGTATGCATACATAAGAGGTTGGAAAGATTCTCCTGTTTGGGGTAGGAGTAACCCAGGAATTATTAATGTGAATACAAATTCAACCGGCAGTAATCAACAATTTCTAAAAATGGCTGACATTTGGCTGAATGAGTACGTACAAAAGCATAAACTCGATGCTCCAATCTACGAATACACACCTGTAGTCGTGGATAATGTTGCATCTTGGAGATGTGAGGCTTCTATTAAAACTAGAGCGGAAAACGTCAAGGGAAAAGGTGAAGCAACTACTAAACAAGCAGCTAAAAAACTAGCATGTGCGGGTATTCAGAATGAAGTACAAGCTGTTTCTAACATGGATGCAGTAGATGGTAACTGTGTAACAACGATGTCGACGGCTAGGAAATGGATGAATGAATATGTGCAGAGGCTAGGATTGAACCCTCCTGTCTTTACTTTCACTAGTTACGGAGCTGAAGAGATGAAAACGTGGTCCTGTCGCCTAGAGCTGACAGTGGGGCCAAAGGTTTACTGTTTCACGGCTACTAGTAGAACTAAAGCAGAAGCTAAGGAATATGCATGTAGTAAACTTAAAGCTGAACTAGACCCAAGCGAAGTTGAGATCGAATGGCTGTGCTATAAACATGGTAACTCTGTACATCACACTCAAAAGTGCTGGGAACAACAACTGCTCGGTGTTTTTTCATCTGTCGAAAAATTTAAGGAGTATCTAAAAGACGCTTATCCAGCTATGACTTACATCAACGATGAGAGTGTTGACAAGCTACAACAAACCAAATGCATTACAGCCATCAAAACAGCCATCGAAGGATACCTAGCACAGTACGTCCTACCAACACTGCGTAAAAAGCTAACTGAGTTCTCAGACACAGTGGACGCACGTGACGCCAAAGATCTGGACTGTATGCTTGAAGAGCTTAAAGTTACCTCCAACGCCGACATACCTATTGAGCCAGCAACCATGAATCAGGCTATGAACGCACAGATGGCTAGTGACTTACCCTCGCAATCCAATCCACAACCAACAGCTATTGTCCCAGCAGTTACAGGTCCGGGTGACAGTATCATGTCTGCCATCCAGGTCGCTCAAGAATCCACGCTAAATCCTACGGGAGCTCCTAACATGCTAAGTGTCGGTGCTGTTGGCTTCGATATTAAAATGCTGATTTATGAACAGTATATGGATTGCGACACTGAGTTCTCAACAACTGAATCGGCCCCAACTGGATCTATCATCCTCCAGATTCCTTACGCCGTTATGTCGCAGTTTATCCATTACTACATTAAAGCATACGCCCAGTACCACGAGAGATACACAGGAGCTCTTAAATTTAGAATTACAGGAATTGGCAATCAAATGCTATCAGGAGCTGTAGGAGCTTGTTGGCAAGCAAGACGCGTAAAATCCTCTACCATACTAATCTCAGAAGCACAGAAATTTTCGTATGAGATGAAGGGTGTGAATCTACCATTTAACGAGATCCATACTTTGCATGACGCTAGGAAAGACGGATTCTACAGGGAAGTTAAAGACGATGCCGGTTCACTAGACGACAGACCACATCTAGTTCTATTTGTAGGGATGAACGTTTATAATGCTTTTCGAGACAGCACGCTTGTCAGGTTTAGAGTGGCATCTAAGTTAGCAAATGCGAGAGAAGATAACCCGTTTTATTTCTCACTACCGTGTAGGCTTGACAACTCGGATAACACCTCTAGGGTACATTTTACCAGCGGCGTCGCACCAGCATCAACATTCGAAAGCACTTTCCCGTCCACGCTAAATGTTCCTGTATTTATTTATACAGATGGTAGTTTGAGACGAGGATCTGACTATGCAAAAGGAACTAGATACGAACCGTATAATCCTTACTGCCTTACAACAGCTGTCATGAGAACGGTAGCATACAGAAGATCTAACCAGGGACTAGTAACACCAACTCTAGGAGATCCCGTAACAGCAGATAACTTAGCCGCCAGATGGCCCACCATGGACGCATATCTCAAAGATAATGGAATTACATTCCAAAAAGCTATGGTTTGCGTGCTAACACAAAGTACAATGGATTCTGGCCGATACGCTGAGATGCTCATGGCGTGCTCGCTCCCTGGCATGAACGGAATGGGAGGATCTTTGACTGAAGCAGAATGGAACAAAGCTAAGACAGTAGGTTCATGGGTATTAGACAATAATTACATCAAAGACAGTAACATTAAAATCTACTCTATCCTTTACAACGACCAAGCAGTTTTCCTAACCACAACCAACGAATCATTCATCATGACTTCTTACAGGTTCGGCCAAATTAAAGTAGTCACCAACCACGGAACATTCTTCATGTATCTAACACTCTCACTAGGAAGGTCTCAAGCTCAAGGTGATTTGGATTTCTACTACAGATGCGGTCTGACCAATCAGGTTAATGTTAATTCGTCACCTCAAACTGTCAAAAACATGGCTGCTTACCCTCTGTTGAACATCGACACAAGCCTAGGAGCTTTACCCAACTTCGTATCGCTCCCCGCTGGGTATAAAGCTTTGCGTATCTCAGACATCCCTGCCTCAGCAGTTACTATTGAAGATTTCCCTGGCCCCACTGCTACAGACGATTCTGTCATAGAACGCTGGTTCTATGAAAGAAGCGAAGGCCTAAGTAACTTGCAATGTTTGGAGTTTAACCTAGTAGACAAAACCTCACAGAGGCTCATCTTAACGGCACGATACTTCAGAGAATGGCGAATGTTTGTTGTGTCAGCTGACGACGCTTACTCGACGCTACCTATTGGAATCGACAACATTGTTATCCAGTCGGTAGTTGAAATCGACAGGAGTAATGCATTCCAGCCTACCAATACTGCTTCATGGTTTACAAGGAATTCCACTACAGCTCGGGCACTCAGACTGATCGACAGCACTGGTTCTAGTACGAATAATGTCACGTCGAACGCAGCTCTAGCACTTGGAGCGGGATTACTAAGTGGACTTGGTCAAGGAATGCAGCAGGTAAGCAACAACAAATTCACTGAGAAGATGCAGAAAAACAAATTTGACCAGGAAATTAAGATGCAGGGCAACATGTTTGAACAACAGACTAAAATGCAACAGAACCAATTCGACCACAACCAGAATATGGCTATCATGAATAACGATTTTCAAACAATGCTCCAAAGAAACCACTTCGTGGAGTCGCGTTATTCCGACAAGATGAATAGCCTAAACCGCATGACTGAAAAAGGACTAGGAACTCAGACTAACTTCCTCAACAATACAGCTTCATCATTTTCATAATCACAATAACTTAAGTGGGAATCACACTATAAACGATACCGTTATGGATGTACGGTGCAACATCCGCAATAGCTCCCAAGTAAACGTCGTTTGGGTTAGAGCCCCATAAATACG